ACAGCAAATATTAACTTAACCGGAAATCTTAATGCTACAGGCAATGCCAACATCTCAAGCAATCTACGTGTTACCGGTAACGCTACCTCTAACAACATTTCTATTGGTTACTATGCAAACGTTGGCGCAGATTTGGGTGTTAGTGGAAATGCTAATGTTACTGGTAATGCATTAGTAGGTGGCAACATTGCTATTTCCGGCAATGGAACAATAACTGCGCTTACCACTAGTGGTAATGCTAACATTGGCGCCAATTTAAATGTTACTGGTAATTCTCGTGTCACCGGTAATTCAACTGTTGTTGCAAATCTCAACGTCAGTGGCAACACTACTATCGGTGGAAACACTACTATTACTGGAACGCTGACTTTAAACTCAAGTCTAACTGTACCTGCTAATCTTACTGCGGGTAATGTGATTATTAATAGTCGAGCAAATATAGGAACAACCCTGCTAGTTGTAGGTAACATCACAACATATAGTAATGCTAATGTTGGTGCTAACCTAATTGTTTTAGGAAACTCCAGCGTATCGGGCAACTCAGCAATAACAGGCAACTTGTCTGCGCTGAATGGAACGTTTAGTGGCAGTGCAAATATTGCGGGAGCATTGAATGTAAGTAGTGCGGCAAATATTAGTGGCGCAGCAAATGTTTCCGGTAACCTAAGCGTTGCTAGTAATGCCTCAGTGACTCAAAGCGTTGCAGTCACAAGAAACATTACAGCAGGCGGCAATATTACAAGTAGTGCAGGTATATTCATCGGTAACGGTAGTGGATTAACAAACCTACCGGGGGCAAACGTGTTAGGTACTGTTGCTAATGCAACCTATGCTACTAATGCCGGCACAGCCTCTACCGCTACTAATGCAGGCTATGCTGATAACTCAGGTATTGCCTCGTTTGCTACTACCGCACAGTCAGTTAGTACTATCTCATCCTCACAAGTAACAACTGCGTTAGGTTATACTCCTGTTGCACCGGGAGATTTCACTGGTTCTCTTACTGGAAACGGGTGGACGAAATTACCAAATGGATTAATCATGCAATGGGGAGTTTCAGCAGAAGCAGCAAGAGACTCTTATGCGACAGTATCTTTCCCTATTCCCTTTAATTCTGCATGTTTTAGTTTCACATTCTCTCCTCAAGCAGTATCTACGTACTACTATAAAATGGATAGTTGGGGAATTCTAGACTATCTTAGCCCTACTAAAACTAATGCTGTTATATGGGTTGCTAGTTCAGATAATAGTTATAGTCTAAAGTTTCGATGGTACGCAATCGGCATTTAACAACCTAAGTATTATAAATTCACTGCGATAAATAAGAATAACGGAGATAATCAAAGATGGCATCATACGTATATACAGGTAATTTAGTATCACAGCAATCAGCTAATATTGCTACCGATAAGATTAGAATATCAACTACTGGTACTGGCATTCATGCTGTAACAGGCTACCCTAGAGTAGCCGGCACCGGCTCAGCAACAGCCGCAACTAACTCAAAAACAGTTACTGGTGTAGGAACTGCATTTAACACTCAGTTGGAAATAGGTGCTTGGATAGGAAATACTACCGGGACGACAGTAGGAATTGTAGCAAATATTGCTAATGCTACTAGCTTGACCTTAGTTGCAAACGCAGGGGTGGCACTATCAAACGTTACATACACTTTCAATAATGCAGGGGTTCCTTACGCAATCGCTACTCAGCAGTCACAAATTTTCCCAGCACAGGGTCAGTATAATAGCGTTTATTGTGGTCAAGGCAACGTAGTAGCGTTTCTTACAACAGGCGGAGGTGCCGGAACTGAATTCAGTATTACAGAATTGGGTATGCCACATGCTGATACAGGTACCGAATAATTTCGTAATAAAGCTAAATACTTTGTACGTTCTCATGGGGAGAACTTATGCAGCACCCACTGCGTAGCGACTAGAACTCGCAACCATAAGGAGAAAACAAATGGGACGCCCACTAAAAATCGCTAAGGCACAAGCTGTCTTAACCCTAACTGATACAGCCGCTACAGGCAGTATCGTCACAGTAACAGACAATCTAACTACTTCCCCTACTGTCGGTGTAACCGCCGGCATGCCATTCCTAGTCGCAACCACGGTTGGCGGTCTAGTAGCTGGCACAACTTACTATGTCAACTCAATTCTATCTAACAACACATTTGACGTTTTGGCAACACAGCCAAGCGTTCAGCCACCGGTAATGGCAACACTAACTGATTCGTCAGGTGGTTCTGTTAAGGTATCAGTAGCAGTTGTTGATGCTTACTTCAACAATCCAGTCGGAGGCACAGGTTTCCCTGCAACTAACGCTAACACATACGGTGTAGTTGGCGGAAACACAGGCATCTATGGTAAGCAAGTATTAACCGCAGTTGCAATCGGTGTTAACGGTACAGGTACATTATATACACCGCTCACAGTTAACACTAGCGCAGTAGTAGCAGGTGTAGGTACTGATCTTGCTAACTTAGCAACCGGCGCAGCACTTCAAGTTGCTGTTGCTAACATCAATGGTAGCACTGATTATGTTGATCTAGGTTTTGCTAGTGGTACAAAGGGTAATATTACTGTTGCAGTAGCAAATACTGTAGTATCAGGAAATATTATTGGAACTTCAGGCAATGCTCAAACTCTTATTGTAGACATGCCAATCACATTCAGTGCTAACTTAGGTACTCTAACAACAGGTACAACATACTTTGTCAAGAGCATTGCTAACGCTGCCGCATTTACTGTATCTACTGATCAAGGTGGTCCAGAAGTACAGATGAGTGCTGCTACAGGTACACCAAATGCTATCTTGAATCGTGTTGCGCTAACTGCTAACGCTAACATCGTCGCAAGCAATGCAGCATATGTGTATGCAAATGACGAGGCTGGCTACATTGTCCGTCAAAAGGGCAAAACAAAGTATTTGGTAACAGGCACTGTATCAGGCTTGACAGGTGTTTGCTATACTACTAACGTAGCAAATGCTGCATTGACCCCGAACAAAATGTCTATCATTGCAACTAATGCAGCTCCTGGTACACAGTATGTTTCAAGCATCAACGATTACAACAGTGAAGTGTTCCCGGCAACAGTTGCTCCTGGCTCACTAGTAACTGGTACTGTATACACAATCTACAGTGCAGGCACAACAAACTGGACTTCAGTTGGTGCTATGGCTAACATGACTGGTATCACGTTCGCTGCTACAGGAACTGCTTCTGGTACAGGTCTTGCCGTACTAGCTAACGTTAACCCTGACGTTATTGCTTCGTTCAACTCAGCCGCAGTTGCGAATGCAGCTAACGGTCAGCCGAACCCAATCGTAACTATCAGTAACGCATAAGGTTAGGTAAGAATGGCTCAGACTTCTTCCGTTCAACAAATCAAGCAGGCTGAGACCGAAATTGCGGTCCTTCAGGTTCAGTATGGAAATATCAACGAAAAAGTTGATGATCTAAAATCTGACCTGAAGGACTTTCGCACTGAAATAAAAGTACAATTACAAGAAACTCATGAGCTAATCAAAGGGTTTCAAGATGACAATAAAAAACAGCATGATACTGTTGAAAAGAAGATTTCTGCACTAGAGAAATGGCGCTGGATGCTTATGGGAGCAGGCGTACTTGCAGGAGCATTAGGCTTCCCTGCTTTAGAAAAACTACTTGGAATGTAATGCGGTTGTTAACCCGTTAGTATATCTAGTTTTTCCTGAACAACATCAATATTAACAGTACTAAACAATCCAGGATGTAATGGTTTAGGATATAATCCATCTCCTACCCAAGCATAACCCACATGTTCATTGTTTAATTTAGGAATGAACTCATCTTCTACTTCGCAGAAGAACGTATGATACACGAACGTATTATTCACAAATTTTTGAATAGGAACAAACTTCAGGTCAGAATTGAAGAATCCTATTTCTTCGGTACATTCTCTTTGAATTCCATCTAGTAAAGTTTCGTTATCCTCAAGTTTTCCTCCAGGAATACTCCACGTTGGATTTCTCATATCTGATCTAAGTAGATACAGATATCTAGCACTAGCTTTGCTATAAAAGAAAACACCTGCTGCTTGATGCGACATGTTAGATGACAATGCTATAATCGCCCTGATTATACCAGCCTTCGTATGATTTCATCCACATTCCATCGGCATTCACGTATCGATACTGTACACTAGTAGTTAAGTTAGTGACAAACTGTGCAGTAGTTGAAGCCTGAGAATCAAACGAGACAAACCATTGACCTGTGTCGGCATCAAACTGAATAATATCATTAGCATTTGCAACTAGTCCTCCCCACGAAATAGTAGTAACACCCTCACTACCGATATCTTCTACGATCAGATATCTTACTCCCGGCATCGGGCCAGGCAATCCTGCGTTGGGTCCTGTCAACTGCGGGTTAATTATACTGTTTACAGGTGCTAATGTATTTTGAGGTAAAGTGTCTTGGTCGATATTATAGATCAAGAATCTATCATCAGTTGGATCAGGAACAATAGTACCTACGATGTCGTGATCCATATATGGATTCTGTAGCCAGACCTGAGAGATGCCGGGCTTAACCGCACCATACACGTTGAGCAGAGCAGACCAATACAGATTAGTATTAGGACTATCAGGCAATGTTAATGAATTGTTAGATGGATTGAAAGCTTCGTTTGCCGGAAGCAATTGTAGCTTGTTGCCCAACAGAAGAACTTTATAACCATACGGGGTGATCTTTTGTCTAGTACCGAGCAACAAGTCTTCGTCTTGCACATCTAGCAATGCAGAACCTTTGTAGATAGAAGCGATGATCTTTTCGATGACTCCCATCTTCTTGAGCTTAGAACTAGTGCTGATCCAAATCGGCATGTAGAACTTCCAAGTCATGACATCAATCGGATTGTTAGTTCCAACTGGAATAGTTCTACTTGAGAATGTTATTCCGTCTTGGAATACTGCGGACAATGAAGTCCAATCGATGAAGTTATCTGTACTTTGAATTTCGAGAGCAGGGTTGAATAGCGTTGCTAACTGTTCAAAGATTTCTAGTTTCTGCTGATAGTTAGTAGTCCAAAAATCTACACTGACACGTAGCGTATACGGAACAGGCATCAAACGTTCAACTGTAAACGCTTGTCCTTGTGTAGTCTCGTAGCTTTGTGTCTCTTGATTATATGCACGTTGTCTAACGTTTAGTTTATCAACAAAAGTAGGATCCTGTGTCCATTTCTGATTATACTCAATACCAGTAATATAGTATGTGATCAATGGAGCCGACGGGAGATTACTTGCAGAGTTGTTAGCAATAATTGTAGATGCTTGTCTACTCGAATCTCCATACATGATTGGCACACGAACTAGGATGTCATTACCATTAGGATCTTTACCTCTGGTGACTTCCCAGTTGCTGAAAATTTTAGCAAACTGAATCAGAAAGCGTCTGACTTGATTATCGTAAAAGAACTGTGCCATAGTTTGCTGTTATTCCGGTGGTAGAACGTCTGGTGTAGGCTGCAAGATTGTTGACAACGGTTGAGCTTCAGGAACCAGTTTCGCTTCACTATTTAGATAGATTTCATTGCTGTCATTAATAAATGTTGACAACAATGCTCGGTCTTCTGGACCGAAACCAGTGTCAGTTCTGACTTTATCACTGATTCTGATCCACATGTTTCCGTCCCAGCGGTATAGAAGTTGCGGAAGATAATCAATGCGTAAGAAGTAGTCACCTACTTGTGGGTTTTGAGGGAAACTGATACCTGCTCCTGTTGTTTCTAGAGTTGATGTTCCTAAACCTGTTGTTCCTAACGGGAAGCCGTTTGGTGGTTGACCATCACCTGACATATAGCCAGTTGTATAACCGAAAGTACGGGGACTTGCACGAGTAATATACTGATATCCCGGAATACAGTCAGCACGATAGTCCATGTTGATTGTAATGTCACCGGTGAAGCCAGGGGCTTCTGGATTCTGATCCGCAGTTGCATAAGTGTTGTCGGCAGTACCATACGGACCAATGACAACACCAAATGATTGTACATTTAGAATCTTGTCAGTTTCTACCGAACCCGAACCACCTTCTGTTTTTTGAGGTGCTTGTTCAATGACTGATAATTGAGCTTGAACAAACTTGTCAATCTTGTC